CTATATTAAAGATGGCACACCCATACCTCCTCAGTTTGCGTTTATTCAAGAAACAGTAGATGCGCTTAAGAAGATACCAGGTGAGAAGCATACTGAGATTGAACTAGGCGTATCTAATAAAGGTGGCAGACTTAATCCTTGTGGGTTCTACGATAAAGATGCGTGGTATCGGGGTATCGCTGACTTGCTGATTGTTAATGGCGATGAAGGCTACCTAGTGGATTACAAGAGCAGTAAGAACGCAAAGTATGCTGACTTAAAACAGTTGGATTTACTAGCAGGTGCGGTATTTGCTCACTTCCCAGAACTTAAAACGCTTAAGTCTGCTTTGATATTTGTAGTTAGCAATGAGTTTGTAAACAAAGAACACAGTTCGATGCACAAAATGGCTTACTTTGAGCATGTGCGGTTTGATTTAGAACGACTAGAAACAGCTCTAAAAACAGGGGTATGGAACGCAGTAGCAGGTCCGTTATGCGGTTGGTGCCCCGTTAAGACTTGTCATAACTATAAGGAGAGAAGGAAATGAACGACGAAAAAATGCCGTTAGCATTAGAAAAACCTGACTTTAAATATGAATTTAATTCTTGGCTGCCAATTCAATTGACTGTTCACGTTGGGGAAGATGGGCACAAAACAGAAGCTCAAAGCCTTATACACATTAGGACAGACAATGGTGGATACCCTATGACTTTAGCAGTGCAAACAGGGGACTATTCAAATCGTAAATGGCAGGTGGTAGAGGATATATACGATATAGGTATTTTAGTAGAAGGTAGTTGGGAACGTCAGGGGCTTATAGAAGCCTTGCAACGAGCTGGCTTGATGTTAATGCCTTATTACGGCAAAATGAATAGCCACCCAGAGGAGGAAGAAAATGCCCTACGTGAACAAACCTAGACCATACAAAAAAGAATACGAACAGTATCAGGGTAAACCCGAACAAATAAAAAATAGGGCTAAACGTAACACAGCCCGTGCGGAGCTAATGAAAGAAGGAAAGGTACACAAAGGTGATGGAAAAGACGTCGATCATGCAAAACCTCTCAGCAAGGGGGGAACAAGTGCTAGGGGTAATCTCAAGGTTAAATCCGCTAGCAAAAACAGATCATTCAGTAGGAACCCAGACCACTCCGTCAAACGGAATGCAAGCAAGAAATAGCATCCTAACGGATTACAACTGGCCTGGTAAACATAAGCCTTTTGCGCATCAAAAGCAGACTTCTGAGTTCTTAACGCTTAACCGCAAGGCTTTCTGCTTTAACGAGCAGGGTACAGGCAAAACGGCTAGCGTAATATGGGCAGCTGATTATCTATTGAACCTAGGTGTCATCCGTCGTGTGCTTGTGATTTGCCCTTTATCTATTATGAAGTCAGCATGGCAACAGGATTTATTTAAATTTGCAATTCACCGCACATGCGATATAGCTTATGGTAGCCCAGTGCAACGCAAGAAAATACTTGCTAACAACGCTGAGTTTGTCATCATTAACTTTGATGGAGTAGACATCGTCAAAGAAGAAGTCCTAAAAGGTGGGTTTGATTTAATTGTTGTAGACGAAGCAAGTGCCTATAAAAATGCACAGACAACCCGTTGGAAGACACTCAGAGATATAGCTAGTCAAGTTAAGGGCATGTGGATGCTTACTGGTACTCCAGCAGCACAATCTCCTGTAGACGCATTTGGCCTAGCTAAACTTATTAATCCTAATAACACTCCTAAGTTCTATGGGCAGTTCCGTGACCAAGTAATGTTTAAAGTAGGCACATATCGTTGGATACCAAAGCCTCAAGCCCAGTCTGTTGTACATAAAGTGTTACAACCTGCTATTCGGTTTGAGAAGGATCAATGTCTAGACTTGCCTGATGTAACTTTTGTAGAACGAGATGCTCCGCTTACCCCTCAGCAAATAAAGTATTACAAAATACTTAAGCAACAAATGCTAATGCATGCAGATGGAGAGCAGGTTAGCTCAGTAAATGCGGCTACCAATATTAATAAGCTACTGCAGATCTCTGGCGGTGCGGTATATACCGATACTAGAGAAGTCATACAGTTTGATGTATCTAATCGTTTACGTGTTATTGAAGAAGTTATCAACGAGGCTTCACATAAGGTCCTGGTGTTTGTTCCGTTTACACATACTATAGAACTGCTAAACAAACATCTTACCGGAGCTAATATATCTTGTGCAGTTATCAACGGGCAAGTGCCTGTAAACAGAAGGCACGACATAATTAACGACTTTCAAACAACAGAAAATGTTCGTGTGCTTATCATTCAACCTCAAGCGGCATCACACGGGTTAACACTAACTGCTGCTAACGTAATCATTTGGTATGCTCCTGTAACCAGCGTAGAAACATACTTGCAAGCCAATGCACGTATTAACCGCCCGGGGCAAAAGAACCCCATGACCATTGTGCATATCAAAGGAAGTGAAGTAGAAGCTAAGCTATACAGAATGTTACAAAATAATATAGATAGCCACACAAAAATAATTGACTTATATAGACAAGAAATTGAAGATATAGCTTGACATTGTCAAAGTCATTGGTATACTAGTGGTTCGTAGTTAGAAGGAGCTAAAAATGGAAGATGTACAAACAGACAAACTTGCAGAGATTTATATAAAAATTCGTGACAAGCGAGCTGAGATTAAAGAGTTGTACGAGCAACAAGACGAAGAGTTAAAAGCTCAACAGGACTTGCTCGCAGAAAAGATGCTTGAAGTATGTCGTGACAACAATGCCGATAGCATTAAAACACCAGCAGGGACAATTATTCGTAAAGTGGATACACGGTACTGGACGACTGATTGGGATTCTATGTATCAGTTCATACAAGAACATGATGCCTACCCCCTGCTCGAGAAGAGGATACATCAAACTAACCTCAAGCAGTTTCTTGAAGAGAATCCAAATCTGTTACCTGCTGGTTTACAAGCAGACAGTAAATACACCGTGGTCGTTAGAAGGAGCAAAACATGAGTAATATTTCTATTTTTCAGCAGCAAAACACAGTAGCAACTAATCGTGAGGTTAGCGAATTATCTAAAGCCCTAGCGGATAGCGGTGGCGGTTCTACTAGCCGTCGTATCACCATGTCCAAAGGCGTATTCCGTCGCATTGTGAACGGCAAAGAAGCAGGCAAGGTTAAAGATGGTTTCTTAAATGTAATCGTTATTAACGCATTACCAAAGGTATCTCGTCAGTTCTACGCTACTGCGTTTGATCCTGATGCTGCCCCAACTCTACCTGACTGCTGGTCTAACCAAGGCGATGTACCTGACCCTAAAGCTGCCAATGCTCAGTCTACAAACTGCGCTACCTGCTCACAAAACATTGATGGTTCAGGTACAAACGGCAAAGGTCGTGCATGTCGCTTTAATCGTCGTGTTGCTGTGTTGCTTGAGAATGATATGAGTGGAGATATTTATCAATTTAATATTCCAGCCAAATCTTTGTTTGGTAAGGGTGTTGGTAATACGCATCCATTTGAGAGCTATATTAAGTTCCTGCCAGCTAACGGCGAGAGCATTGATCGCATCATTACTCAGATTGCATTTGATGAGAACGAGACGGCTGATGTGCTGAAGTTCACCCCAGTGCGTCATTTAACCGATGAAGAGATTGATGTTGTAGAAGCAGCACAAGCTACTCAAGAGTCCAAAAGAGTTATTCAGTTAACTGTTGCTCAGCAAGATGGCGTTGTAAAGCTACCACCAGTAGCAGCTAAACCAGCTTTTGAATCTGAAGCTGAGCCCGATGAGCCTGTTGTTAAACGAACCAAGAAAGCTGAAGTGCCCCCTGCTGCACCTAAAGCAAAGTTAGCAGATGTAGTTAACGCTTGGTCGGATAACTAATAATGAGCTACGGCTATAGTGCTAAAACTATTCAGCTTAATAAACAGGCTGATAGCAGTAAGCTTGGTGTTGCTCTTGGTAAAGCGGCTATAAAACTAGGTATATCAGTTGCAGATGTAGCAACCACTATTGGGGTTAGCAGGCAAACGATATACAACTGGTTTGTGGGTTCGTATGAACCCGATAAACGCTATGCCAAGAACGTAACTAAGTTACTGAATAGTTTAACTAAGCACATTAAAGAATCAAAACTTAAGTAATAAAGAGCATCACCGGAAGGTGAGGGGGGATTAGTCCCCCCTTTTTTCCCCTAACAACGAGACGAGAATGGCAAATATAGACCTACTAAACAGAGTGCAAAGCCCCAATGGGTGGCTTACCGTGCTCGGCTTAAAGGGTAAGTCTGCTATACAAGAGCTTGTTCAAACACGAGAAGAATTTGATACGCACG